CAAACAAGGAAACAACCCCTGAGTTGGTAAGGCCTTACCCGGACTCAAGAGAAGTAAAGTTACTAGATGGGTGCGTAACGCCTTGGACTACTAAGAATGAATGATACGAGTTTCATAAGCTCGAAAGGAGTCAGGTAGTAGTCAAAAATTCTTCTGTCGTATAAAGGTTATTACGGTTGACTGTTAATCAATTTATGGTGGTTCGAGTCCACCCGGAAGAGCGAGGTTTCCCCACACCTCCATATGGCACTCGGTCCGTTAAGCCGGGGAAGTGGGGTTATATATGGTGATTGTAGCTGAAATGGTAAAGCGTCTGATTGTGGTTCAGGAGATTGTGGGTTCGACCCCCACCTTTCACACTTAAAAATTGTCTCCATAGTTTAATTGGAAAAATACTTGAATACGAATCAAGAGACGTGGGAGTTCGACTCTTCCTGGAGACACAAAAAAGTTTATTAATTTAATTTATATAAAAATGGAAAAAATCACCTTACAAAGAAATATGGATGATGGGTATGGTACTGTTTATTGTATTCAAAAACAAGATTTTGAACTCGGAAATATTCACGAATATTTTGAGATTGAAGAAAAATTCGAGAATGTTGAGTCAGTTGTAAATTATTTGAAAGAAAAATATGAACAAGACGATTATGATTTTATTGAAGATGTTAAATGTAATTTAGATGATTCTGAAGATGCTGACCATTTCCAATCAACCGCGAACCCTAATGGTTCCGGAAATAATGTTGATAATCTTGTTTTGATATATAATGGAAAAGTTTTATTTGAAACTTTTTAAATTAAATTTTGGAGAGTAAAACAATCAGGGTATTGTCACCGCCTGCTAAGCGAGTGGTTCGGTAAAATGGATGGATTTCGAATATTCTGCTCTCCGCAGACAAATTATATTAGGGTGTAGGAAAGTTGGTTAATCCGCTATATTTGGGATATAGAGAACGCTGGTTCGAGTCCAGTCACCCTAACAACTCGGGTACGTAATTCAGTGGTAGAAGCCCATTCTGATGAAATGGTCGTCGATGGTTCGAATCCATCCGTACCTACAAATGTGGCTCACAAACTTTGATTATTAAGTTCAAATTAGTTATATTTTGAGCCAAATAACAAAGTGAAATGAGCTCAAATTGACCTCGTAACTCAGCGGTAGAGTACCAAACTTTTAATTTGGGAGTCGAGATTTCGAAATTCTCCGGGGTCACAAAAAAGAATGTTTAATTAAAAATCAAAAGTTGTGAATAAGTACGGAAAAACTTTGGTTTTGGATTCAAGTTTTATGCCAAGGTCCATCATAAATACTGAGAGGGCTTTTGTTATAAGTTATAAAGGTAATGCTGATATTATTGCCGAACATCCGGAATCATTCAAATTAGTAAATCCTGAATTGGATATCAAAAAACCTTCAATTATTAGAGTTTTCAAATATGTGAATCAGGTAATTCAAAAGGTTCCTTTAAGTAGAGAGAATGTTTATCGTAGAGATAATTTTGAGTGTGTTTATTGTGGATGTGATAACAGAAAGACATTAACATTAGACCACGTAATACCCCAATCTAAGGGAGGTAAAGATACGTGGGATAACTTGGTAACCGCTTGTAGAAGATGTAATAGTGAGAAGTCTAATTTGACGTTGGAGGAGTATGGTAAAGAAATTCCCCAACCAAGACGACCACACTATTTGATGTTAATGAGACAGGTCCATTATATCCCGCAAGAATGGGAACCATATTTATTATTTTAAAAAAAATTTGATGGATTACAAAATAAGTATTATCTTTGTAAAAAAATAAATAACTATGAAAAAAGTAATAAATGAACTAAGAAGAGTTAATTTTGTTGATTATGCGTTTTTATATATTGAAAACAATTTAATTGTCCAACAATTTTATGGGGCTTGTAAAAATAATGAATCTCTTAATGAGTTTTATAACTTAGAGGAAGTTAGTCAAGTTGGGGTTCAATTAACCGCACAAATATCACACAGTTTTTATACATTCTTAAAATATAATTTAAACGATTTCTTAGAGTCTCAAAAATCATTTTTAAGAGTTGTTTTAGAGAGAGAATCAAATCAAATTAAAAGTTATGATTTGGTGTTTATTGATATCACTACTAATGAAAAATATTACTTGGAGATTAAATTGAGTCAAAATGATAACTCTTGGCAAGGTTCAACATCTTCAACTTCTAAAGTGGATAATTTCTTATTAATTAATTTTAAAATTGATAGAGACAAAAAGTTATCGTTAACTAACAATAATGGTTTATTTAGCGGTGTATTTGCCGGAATATTTAATTTAGGTTCACATAAATGGAATGGTGATGCTAAATCTAACAATCATAGAACTTCTTTTGATTTTAGAATGACCGATTGGTCCATTGATAATCTAACTGAAAACTGTATAATTAAAGGAGGGGTGATTCCTAAACAAAAAAAATATCACCTAAAATTAAATCCGGTAAATTATGAGATTATTAAATAATAACACAACAGGTGATTTTGTTGAACTAGCAAAAGAAATACCAAATAATTATGTTGACTTAACAGTTACATCACCACCATACGATAATCTAAGGACTTATAATAACAAAATTACAGGTGTTAAAGAAAGTGGATTTAGCTTTGATTTTGAAACAATGGTTTCTGAATTATATCGAATTACTAAAGATGGTGGAATCGTTGTGTGGGTTGTTGGTGACCAAGTAAAAAATGGTGGAGAAACTGGTAGTTCATTTAGACAAGCCTTAGGATTTATGTCCAAAGGTTTTTTGTTATATGACACAATGATTTATATGAAAAATGGGGCACCGTTTCCTGAAAAAAAACGATATTCCCAAGTTTTTGAATATATGTTTGTATTTTCAAAAGGGAAACCTAAAACCGTGAATTTATTAAAAGATAAGAAAAATAAATGGGCGGGATATTCCAATTTTGGGAAACGTGTAATGAGAACTAAAGATGGTGAATTAAAAGAAATGCCTGAGTTTACAATTGCGGAATATGGTAATAGATATAATGTTTGGCAATACAATACCGGTAAAAATTATTCAACAAAAGATTCATATGCGTTTGAACATCCCGCAATTTTTCCGGAAGAATTGGTTGAAGACCATATTTTAAGTTGGTCAAATGAAGGTGATATTGTTCTTGACCCAATGGTTGGTTCCGGAACAACATCAAAGATGGCAAAATTAAATAACCGTAATTTTATTGGAATCGATATTAGTGATGAATATATTGAAATATCAAATAAACGGGTTGAAAATGTTATCCCTTATACTAATGAAAATAAAAATCCAAAAAGTGATTTTATTGTTGTGAAATAAAAAATTTAGTTATATCTTTGTCAAAATTAAAATGGAAAGATATGAATAAGTTAAAAGTAATGTTTAAGGAGAATTGGAAATCGATTATGTTTTCATACTCCCTGTTTATGATAAACTCAATATTGATGGTGATGTATCCCAAAGTTTTGGGTAATGCGATTGACCATTTGATAGCAAAAGATTATTCATACATTTGGTATTTGGTTTCAACATTTGTTGCCATTATGTTCTTTGGTTATATTAGTAAAATTTACGATACCAAAGTATTCTCCGGGATTTACCGAAGATTTGCATCGATTGAAACTCACAAACAAATTGAGAGTGGTGTTGAGACAACCAAAATTAACGGACGATTGACGTTAATGAATTATATTGTTCATTTCTTTGAACGAGATATGTTGGTTATATTACAAACAATAATTGGTTTGGTTGGGGCAATTTACTTCTTGTCTATGGTTAGTTTAACAATAGTTGGATTCTTAATGATTAGTGCAGTTTTAATCTTGGGGGTTAGTTTTTATTACTCACCAAAGATTGCTGAGGTGACTAGTTTAAATAATGACTTATCTGAAGAACAAACGGATGTGATTAGCACAAGAAACATTTCATCAATCAATAACTTGTTAAAAAGAGGTCAACATTTATCTCTTAAATTATCCGGTATTGATGCTAAATTTGGAATTTGGATTCAAACAATTGTATATGGAAGTGTAACGGCTTTATTAACATACTATGTAATGTTTAATAAGGTTAGTGTGGGAAGTGTATTCTCAACATACAGATATATGTTTGATTTTTGTAATTCTCTTCTTGGGACACCGATGATTATCATATCATACATCAACATTAAAGATGTTATTAAAAGATTGGAGACAGAAAATTTGGTAGATTAAAATTTAATTGTATCTTTGTAAAAAAATAAACGATATGACAACAACAGAAGAGATTTTAGGTTTTACGAATTGGTTATACATCAACAATTGGAAATTAATTGGTGATGGAATGTGTTTGAATCTTGAAACAAAGGCGATTGGTTATATTAACGAACTGATGGTTGAATATAATAAATAGAAATAATGATACCAAAAAATGAAATGAAACAGGGTTGGTATAACGGGTTTAGTAGGAATAATCACGTCGCTTATTGGGATGGTGATAAATTTCAATATCTTCGTTATAGTTTCAACTATTACTTGGACACCATAGAACATTTTGAAGATGTTAAAGAAAGTGGATTTGATGGGTTTGTTCCGGTTGATAGAATTGAAAGATTGACTCCGGAGGAACAATGGAAAATTAAAGATGAAATAGGATATTAAATTGGTCAGGTTGGTCGAGGAGGCCGGTAAGTCTGCAAAACTTACGGAGGGGGTTCGATACCCTCCCTGACCTCAATAAATGCGTCATTGGTGAAATGGTTATCATTTTAGTCTCCAAAACTAAAGTTTCAGATTCGAGTTCTGAATGGCGTGCAAAATAATTCTTACCAATATTTGACTTTTTACAAAACTAACGTATATTTATTAGAAATTATAATAACACAACAAATGCAAACTTTAAACATATTACTTACGATAGCAGGAACTGAGGGTAGAAATACAACTTGGAAGCAGATGGTATGATATATATTTAAGTGAAAAAAATATTCAAAAATCCATCTTCAAAAAAGGTGGATTTTTTTTTGGTTTATAGTTGGTAGAATGAAATAAAGTATTATCTTTGTAAGGAATTAAAAATGTAATTATTATGTCGGACAAAAAAACGATGAATGAAGAGTTAGCGATGGAATATTCTCCCATCTTAGGAGTAACCTACGGATTAGTAAATGTTACGGAAAATGAGGATAGTGAAGAACGTGATGAATTACACGACTTTGATTTAGTTATGAATCTTATGGTTGGTGATTTAGACGAAGGACCGGAATATGATGGCGCCGGGTTTTCTATCGAGGATAGATAAAAAAAATAAAAAAAGTTTGGTATAATGAAATAAAGTATTATCTTTGTACCATCAAAATGAGATAAGTTATTTGAAATATCGGTAATACAAACGGCCCTATCGTCTATCGGTTAGGACATTAGGTTTTCATCCTAAAAAGTCGGGTTCGACTCCCGGTGGGGCTACAATTGGGGATATAGTATAACGGCAATTACAATGGTTTTGCAAATCGTAAATTAGGGTTCAACTCCCTATATCTCCACAAAGGTCTCATAGTTAAACGGCTATAATGCAGCCCTGTCACGGCTGAGTTCGGAGTTCGATTCTCCGTGGGACCGCAAAAAAAATACATCGCAAGTGGGGGGCATAGAGTTTCCGCGAGTCTCATAAACTCGACGTAAGACAGGGGCGGTACCTGTACTTTGCTACTAATTATTAATCTAAAAACCAACGTATGGCAACAGTTCAACAAAGGTCAAGACAATCAAGAGTATTGTCTATGTTAGAACACCAACTGAAAAGTGGTGTGAAGACACAAAAGAAAACGAGGGACGTAAAAGTTCCATTAACAGATTCTGACAAGAGAAGAATCGAAAAAGAGATGGGGATTCTCCAATCTAAGTTATAAAAAAAATAGATGAATAGACCACACCCGGGGTTAGTGATTTAATTAGTGGGTCTCATTTCGGTACACAAGTCCGAAGTTCATCTAATGTGACGGTATCGCCTAGTAGGTATGGCACCACACTTCCAATGTGGAATAAGGTCGGTTCGAGACCGACTATCGTCTCAAAATTGCCTCCATCGTTCAATGGATAGGACATATCCCTTCTAAGGATAGTATCGGGGTTCGAGTCCCTGTGGGGGTACCATTTTTTTTATTTTCATTTCTTTATAATTTGTTATAGAAAACAGATGGGTTAAAGTCCCATCAAACACCCCGGTGGTGGAATGGTAGACACGCTTGTCTTAGGAACAAGATTTTGAGGGTTCGAATCCCTCCTGGAGTACAATACATTATCATAACTCGGTGTGATACACCGCCAAACTACCTCCTTAAACAACGTGGGAACTGCGGTTCTCCCAATGTGGCCGAAGTGATGATGTTAAAATAGGCTTCCTACGCACGAATGGTGGTGCACCGGATTTGTAACCCGGAATAGAGTCAGTTCGATTCTGACAGGAAGCTCGAGTCGTTTTTTGTGAGTTCAGTCTGTGAGTTCTGTTTTTCTGTTGTTAAGAAAAATCAGTGGGAAGTGGATAGTTTGTTAGAAGTTTCTTTGTCTTAAAAGAAAGGATGGTTCGGTTTAGGATGAGATTGACGATACTTATTAGGAAATCTCTCAAAAAAAAGGAAAAATTATAAAGACAAACTCAAGTCGAAGATGGTAAACGTAACCATCAGTTTTTCCGGTAGGTCAGGTGGAAGAGTTGGTACTTCGTTCGGTGGGAAACTGCCGAAAGGTCACGGGTTCGAATCCCGTCCTGACTTCAAATATCCTCGTGGTGAAACGGTAAACACAACAAGTTTAAGCCTTGTAAGCTGCAGGTTCGACTCCTGTCGGGGATACTAAATATTATCAATATGGGGAAAAAAATTATTAAGGTAATAAAGATAATACTACTAATAACAGTATTTTTTTTAACTTGGAGATTTAGACATCATTTTATCTAAAAACCCATAAAAGTCCTATTAGCTCAGTCCGGTTAGTAGCAGTTCGCTCATAACGAAAAGGTCGCAGGTTCGAATCCTGCATAGGACACAGCGGATATTTTAGTGTAAGCAAGTACAATATCTATCGTTAGTCTCTTACAGGTGGTGAACGGTGGTCTGATTGTCATTAATCAGTGTAGGTACCCGGTAACCCTACATTTATCAGAATAGACCTCCAAGGAAACTTGGGGGTTTTTTTATTAATAAAAGTTTACATATATGAATATGTTTTGATATTTATAAATAAACGATAAAAATGTCAAAAAAAATACTATTCATCACCTGTGACCGTGTAAAAATTGAGTACGGTATAACTTCAGGTTTATATAATTCAGCAAAATTTGTTGTTGATTATTTATCAACATTTATGGATGCTAAATTAGTTTCCGTTACTGATGGAAATGGTGTTGATAAAGTAGTTACAGAGTTTGACCCGGATATTGTTGTATTAGAAGCATTATGGGTTTCTCCCTTAAAACTTAATGAATTGGTTAACATCCCAAGACATAAAAAAAGAAAATGGATAATTAGGATTCATTCTAAAGCACCATTCTTGGCAAATGAAGGTGTTGCTTTAAAATGGATATACGAATATGGGTTAATTGATAATGTGTTAATTGCTCCAAACACAAAAGAATTAACCAAACAATTGAGTTTTGCATTACCATTAGGGGAATATATTTATTTACCTAATATCTATAAATTTGAAAAATTTAAAGATAAGTCACATTTAACTAAAAATGATAAGTTTATTGATATTGGATGTTTTGGGGCAATAAGACCTATGAAAAATACGTTTCATCAGGCTTTATCTTGTATTGAGTTTGCCGAGGTTAAAAATAAAATACTTAGATTTCACGTTAATACTTCAAGGATTGAACAATCCGGAGAAAATGTTGTTAAAAATTTAAGAGCAATTTTTGATAATAATTGTCACGAATTAGTTGAACATAAATGGTACCACCATAAAGATTTTTTAAGTACAATATCAGAAATGGATATGGGAGTTCAGGTATCATTTACCGAATCTTTTAATATTGTAACCGCTGATTTTGTGGCGGCAAATGTGCCAATAATTGCGGGAGAAGATATTGGATGGATGCCAAAATTTTTAAAATGTCGTCCAACATCTCAAAAGGATTTAGTTAATCGTTTAAAATGGGTTTATAGAAATAGATGGTTATCAAAAATAACACAAAAAATATTTTTACATATTTACAATTATAAAGCCAAACTAGTTTGGAGAATAACAATTTAAAAAAAATAAAATTATGGGATTTTTTTCAAAATTATTAAAAAACACAAAAATTGGCAAATTTCTAAAAGGAGTTGGTATTACTATTGGTGATGAAAAATGTGAAGAAAAACGTAAGCTAAAGAAAAAAAAGCGTAATTGTGATTTTTCAGATAATCACGATGATGATAATTGGACTTACTAATTTTTAATTTACAATAAAATAAATTACCCTTATATTTATTTATGAAACCTTGTTGCTGAGGTTCTCGTGTCCACAGAGGCATTTGAGTTGGAATTGATACCAACGAAGAGAAGTTCAATAAACATAAAAAATAAAATAAGGAAATTATGTATTACCAAACAAAAACAGGTACGCCTTGCGCGTACATCACAAAAGACAGAAAACGTCTTAAACAATTTGGACAAACTGTCTATCTAAACAATGGGGATGAATTCGAACTAGAATTATTTAACCCATCAACTACCACAGTATTAGCGAAAATTAAACTTGACGGAAGTTATATTTCCGGAGGAGGTATTGTTCTTAAACCGGGACAACGAGTATTTCTTGAGAGATATCTTGATGACCCACGTAAATTTAAGTTTGAAACTTATGAGGTTGACGGAACATCAAATGAGGTGTTGGACGCCATCGCCGGAAATGGTGATGTTGTTATTGACTTCTTTGATGAGTATAAACAACCGGTATTGAATAACCCAATTACTTTTGTTGGTGGTTCTTATTTTAATGGAAACACTTACACACCACCTACATATGTTGATAATCCTTATACTGTAAATGGGGGTGTATCAACATTCACAACAACAAATGTAAATTATTCATCAACTAATACGGGTGGTATTAATTTTAATACCGCATCAAGTAATACTTTTGCAAACCCAAACTTACGAAGTGAGACTTCAAGATTATTAAAAAAATCTAAACCTAATTCTCGTAGTGAGGTTACTATGGATATGTTATCTATGGACTCAATCGAAACCGGTAGAGTTGAAAAAGGTGGTTCATCTGACCAATCATTTAAAACTGTAGATAAAACTTTTAATCATCACACTTGTTCAACATCTATATGGAAAATTCTTCCTATGTCACAAAAGGTATATGATAAACAAGAATTAAAAGTGTATTGTACTAACTGCGGAAAGAAAAGAAAAAAAGATTCCGATAAATTTTGTTCTTCTTGTGGGAACAAATTCTAAAAAATAAACAATAACAAGGTTTCATAAAAAAACCCCTTCTTTCAGAGGGGGTTTTTAATTTTATATTAATTTTATGATGTTGGAGTTGGAGTTGGTGTTGGTGTGGTTGTTGGTGTTGGAGTGATACATCCATTAGGGTCTGATGAGATAATTAAACCTGAACCACCACTTACTAAGAACCAAGCGGTACCATTAGAGTAATAACCGTCAGGTACTGCATCTGTTAATGGAATACCTGGTGTTTCATATAATGATTCACCTACATTAGGACCAATACCACCTGAAACAGTTCCGTATATTGTTGTCGGAGATGCACCGTATGCAATACAAGCCTCATTTGGTGTGGCACCTGTACCTAAACTATATGTGTAGTATGCAAAAGTTGGTGTAGGTGTATTAGTTGGGGTTGTTGTTGGTGTATTAGTTGGTGTTTCTGTTATTGTAGGTGTTGGAGTATTTGTTGGTGTTTCAGTTACTGTTGGTGTCACAGTTGGTGTAGGTGTATTAGTTGGTGTCTCCGTAGGAGTATTTGTTGGTGTCTCAGTTACTGTAGGTGTAACTGTAGGTGTAGGAGTTTCCGTTGGTGTCACAGTTGGTGTCACAGTTGGTGTAGGAGTATTTGTTGGTGTCTCAGTTACTGTTGGTGTCACAGTTGGTGTAGGAGTTTCCGTAGGAGTATTTGTTGGTGTCTCAGTTACTGTTGGTGTAACTGTAGGTGTAGGAGTTTCCGTTGGTGTTGGAGTATTTGTCGGAGTTTCAGTTATTGTAGGAGTTGGGGTTGGAGTAATTGTTGGACATAATGAGAAACCGTTTACTTCACCACCGGATAATAACTCAACAACTATCTGAGAGTAGTTATAATATCCTGTCAATATACCTACACTATTACCTACCATTGTATCATAAAATATGGTATTTTCATCAAACAATAAATTTTCACCATAAATGATAAATGATGGTTGGTTAACTTGGTTACACGCGTCATCTGATGTGGTCCCCGAATAAACCATAAATGCAAATCTATTACGTGTTGGTGTTATCGTAGGTGTCGGTGTGTTAGTAGGTGTTTCTGTAATAGTAGGTGTCGGTGTATTAGTCGGTGTTTCAGTTATTGTTGGTGTAACTGTAGATGTCGGTGTATTAGTAGGTGTTTCTGTAATGGTTGGCGTTACAGTATTTGTTGGTGTCGGTGTATTAGTAGGTGTTACGGTATTTGTTGGGGTAGGTGTAGGTGTTTCTGTAATAGTTGGCGTAGATGTAGGGGTAGGTGTTATACCACAAATATCCGTAGGTAATTGTGTAATTTTTATATTAGTTAATCGTCCCGTATAACTTAAAGTTCCGGGTGTAGACCAAATATGTTTTGTTTGACCTGGTAACAAAGAGGACTGATATATCCACATACCATCACTTGAATTTTGATATGTTAGTAAAATAATTACAGACCCTATATTTGTAACTTCAAATTTAGCTATACTCATAATGTTTTTTTATATATAAATATTTGTTTTTTTTAAATAAACGTTCTTTATAATAAAATTTTATTTATCTTTGTAAAAAAATATAAATTATGGAAAGAATTTATTTAGATGATGTAAGAACTCCCACCGGAGATAACTGGATTGTTGTGAGAAATTACGATGAATTTGTTAATAAAGTTAATGAGATTGGTTTAGAAAATATAGATATAATATCTTTAGACCACGATTTAGGTGACACTGCTATGAAGGAGTATTTCAATAATGTTTCTCCAAACTATACTTTAGATTATAACAATATTGATGAGAAAACCGGATATGATGCTGCCAAATTCTTGGTATCATTATTTCACAATACTAACGAAGCTCGTTTCAATATGAGTAGAAGTGAAAGAAAAAGAGACAAGTTTGTTTTTCCAATTGTGTATGTTCATTCTGCAAACCCAATCGGGAGTGCGAACATTATGGGATATTTGAACAATTTTTATATGAACGAGGGTCAAGCGCAAACTTGCGTGAGAGTCCAAATACCACACGTATAATGAATATATTTTTTTTGGATGAGAATCCCACATTATCGGCACAATACCACGTAGATAAGCACGTAGTGAAAATGATATTGGAAACTGCTCAGTTATTATGTTCGGTCCATCACGTAACCGACCAAGTTACCGACCAAGTACCGTACAAGTTGTCACATAAGAATCACCCTTGTGCGGTATGGGCTCGTCAGAGTTTATCAAATTATTTGTACTTGTGTGAGTTGGGATTGGAGTTAGGAAAAGAATATACCCACAGGTACGGTAAAAGACACAAATCAATAGATGTAATTAATTGGTGTATAGTTAATAAACCAAACATCCCGGACATTGGTTTTACTACTCCGGCTATGGCGATGCCGGATGAGTTTAAGACAGATTCTGTTGTGGAATCTTACAGAAATTATTATATGGGAGCTAAAATTAGTTTGGCATCTTGGAAAAACAGAGAAAAACCTTTTTGGTTTGGAAAAAAAGAATTAGATTTGCAATATGATTAAAATAGAAAAAGATAGAAAAGTTTTTGTTACGTCCGATACACACTACGGACACAAAAACATATGTAGAGGAGTGACCGCTTGGAGATTACCGGATGGTAGTATTCCAATAGACCAAACGAGAGATTTTGATACGATTGAACAAATGAATGAATCAATCATAAGTGGAATAAATAGTGTTGTTGGTGAAGATGATGTGTTAATTCATCTCGGAGATTGGAGCTTTGGTGGATACGATAACATCCAAAAGTTCAGAGATAGAATTGTTTGTAAAGAGATTCACCTTATATTAGGAAATCACGACCACCACATTCAAAACAACAGAGGTGAATGTCAAGAACTATTTGCAAGTGTTAATCGTTCAACGACGATGAGTTACAAATTCAAAACATTTGAATTGTTTCACTATCCGATAGCATCTTGGGAAAATTTAAACAGAGGTGTTATTCACCTTCACGGACACGTGCACCTCCCGACAAATCTAAGATTTGGTAAGGGTAAAAAAATGGATGTTGGTATGGATGGTCACCCAACGTTTGGTGTTTATGATATGGACGATATCATAAGAATGATGGATAAACGTGATATTGTGTCAGATATGTTATTTGACCACCACACGGATGAGATAGAAACTGAAGATGGAAAAAAACGTAAATAATATGGAAAACGAAAGAGAAATTGTTATCTGTGCTTGTCATAGTACGGAACATCAAATGGTGATATCCTATACTGAGGATGTTATCGATGGTGAGAAATATCCGGAAGTATATCTTCACATACATTTAACTAAAAAACCATTTTGGTTGAGAGTTAGATATGGAATTAAATACATCTTTGGTTATCAATGTCGATATGGTGCATTCGATGAAATGATTATTGATAAAAAAGATGTGGATAAGTTTAAGAGAGTTGTTGAACATTTAGAAAGTTTATAATGAAAGAGTTAATATTAATTTTAATTGTGTTTATTCTAACGTCTTGTAGTGTTGAACAAAGAATCTATAAACATTCATATACTAATGAATCGTATTATACTGCCAAGATGAGATATCAAGTTTATAAAACCATATTTGGTAAAAGGTATATAATCGTATTAAACGAAAAACAAACAAAATTTAAACGACAATACATAAAGCGATGAAAGAATTATTTTTATTAAGAGGATTACCGGGAAGTGGTAAAACAACGTTGGCGGAATCATTAGGGGGGTCACATATGGAAGCGGATAAATACTTTACCTATGATGGTAAGTACGAATTTGACGTTACTAAATTAAAAGACGCACACGATTGGTGTCAAAACGCTGTAAGGGTTTTTATGGAAAATAAAAGCAAAAGAGTTGTGGTATCAAACACATTTACTCAAGAGTGGGAAATGTTACCATATTATGACTTAGCAGAAAAACACGGATATAAAGTTTATTCTTTGATTGTTGAGAACAGACACGGAGGTGTTAATGAACACGGGGTTCCGGAAGATAAATTAAAATTAATGAAAAAACGTTTCGAGATGAAACTTTAACTAAAAAATTATGTTAGAAAAACTAAACAAATATTACGAAGACGGATTACTTTACAAACAAGTACATCCATCGCTTCCATTAACCATATGGAATTATACTGAAAAAGTTCAGTACGAAAACCTGTGGGATGAGGTGACTCTTATGTGTAGAGGTTTAGTTACCGACGACAATGGAGATATAGTCGCAACACCATTCCAAAAGTTCTTCAACATAGAAGAAGGAAAATTTGAACCAACTGAAAAATTTGAAGTTTATGAAAAAATGGACGGTTCGTTAGGTATTGTATTTTGGTATCGAGGTCAATGGGTAGTTGCCACTCGTGGTTCATTCACCTCAGACCAAGCAAACAAAGCAAGAGAAATCTTAAAAAAATACAACACCGACATAATGTTCAGACACCTGACTTTCTGCTTTGAAATCATCTATCCGGAGAACAGAATTGTTTTGGATTATGGTAATGATGAGAAACTAGTCCTATTAGGAACCTTTGACAAAAACGGAAAAGAAACTGATTCTGAAATATGGTCACAATGGGGGTTTGACGTGGTTAAAAAATACGATGGTATCAACGACTACAAAGAACTTAAACAAATGGTTAAAAACGACCAAGAAGGGTTCGTGGTGAAGTTCTCCAATGGGGATAGAGTTAAAGTGAAAGGTGTTGAATATCTACGTCTTCACAAAATAATGACTAATGTTACCACAACCGGTATATGGGAGTATTTGAAAAATGGTGAGGATGTGATGGAATTATTAAAAGATGTTCCGGATGAATTTTATAAAAAAATTGAATCTTACATCAAAGATTTAAGATACTCTTACTTCCAAATATCTGAAGATGCGGGTAAAAGATTTGATTATATGATGTATGGTAAATACAACGACAAAGAACCAATCACAGATAGAAAAGAGTTTGCTGAGTGGGTATTTACCCAACCTAAACATATGTCAGGAATTCTATTTAGAATGTTTGATAAGAAAGATTACTCAGAAATCATATGGAATCTAATCAGACCTGAATTCAAAAAATTGTAAAAAAGTGGGACATTAGTTCCACTTTTTTTATTTAATTACTATTTATAGGTTATATAAATATGTAAATATGAGTGCATCAATAATAGTGGCGTTTATTACAGGGGTTTTAGGTCCCGTTCTATTATTATTCATTAAGAATAAATTAGAGAAAAAAACAGAAAAACCGGATATGGTATTGGAAACATTAAAAGTTAGTGAACTTGTAATGACCAAATTAGAACATATTAAGGAAGAGTATAAGTCAGATAGAGTTTGGATAACTCAATTTCATAATGGGGGTAATTTTTATCCAACCGGAAAATCAATAGCAAAATTCAGTATTATGTATGAAGTTGTTGGTGCCGGAGTACCATCAGTTCAATCAAATTTCCGAAACATCCCTGTTAATTTATTTAGCCGTTCAATAAATAATTTATTAGAAAATGGTTCTATTGAAATCCCTGATTATAAGGATGAGACAGTTGCTACTTATGGTTTAAAATATATCGCTGAAGATACAGGTTGTAAATCCGGATATTTATTCGCAATAAAAACTATCGAAGGTAAATTCATAGGGACATTAGGTTTAGACTATACAAAAAGAAAAACTAAATTAGATAATGATTCGATAAATGATTTAGAACATCAATCAGCTTTAATTGGAGGTGTTTTAATGACACATTTACAACAATAATATGAAAAAACTAATACAATTATTAGAAATATCTACATCTGAATTTAGAACTAAAATAAAAGGTTTAGGACATTCTGAAAAGGGGAGTGAATTAACTTCAGGTGGTGATTTAAATGCGGAATTTTTAGATATATTATCTTTATTATTTGCTGAATGGGAAACAACAAACCCTAATTGTAATTTAATTTTTACTTCAGGAAATGATGCGTTCCATAAAGGAATTACAACATATGTTAGTAGACATACTAAAGGTGAGGCAGTCGATGTTACATTAGACCAATCTTGTCGTTCAGCGTTTATCACATTATTGAATACGTATAAATCAAAATATAATGGTTTCTCATTTATTGATGAATACACTAATCCTACAGCAAAAGCTACTGGAGGACATTTTCACATATCATATAGAAAAGGTGACCCTGAAGGTTCAGGTAAGTCTTCATCAACAGATGCTTCATCAACAGATGCTTCATCAACAGATACTTCATCAACAGATACTTCATCATCAACAACAACAAACTCTTCTTCAGGTGAATTTGACACAGTCGCACAAAACATTCAAAATGGTATTTTAGGTTCTTTAACCAGTGCCGCTATTATGAAAGAAAGTGTATCTCTTAAAGAACAACGATTAATTAATAATATTAAAAAAATAAAAAAATTATTATAATGGTTAAGTTTGAATTACCCGTATCAGGTGGTAGACCATCTGATTTATCATCTAAAGAAATTACTATAAGTAGTTATCAAGGAAATTTAGTACGTTCACCTTATGATGGTGTTGTAGCAAGTGTGGATGTAAATAATTGTGGTGGTAATGTCAAAATTAAACATATTGTTGGAAATGATGTAGTTCACTCTAATTTTTGTGAAGTTAACCGAATAACTGTTAATCAAGGTGATAATATCAGAAAAGGTAATAGTATTGGTATTATGGGTGATAAAGACTTAAAATATTCAATTTTAAATAATAGTAATAAAAAAGTAAGGTTAGAACCGTTTTTTGATGGAATAGATACAAAAACTTCAGAAAAGGAAAAAGAAAAGGAAAAAGAAAAGGAAAAAGAAAAGGAAAAAGATAAACAATCTTCTTACACTTCGACATTTCACGACTCATTTATAAAATCTATGTTATTTCCATTTGGGGCAGTTGAAAAACTACTCGGGAGTAAATCTAAAGCTGTTTCGGAGAATAAAATACTCCAAGAAGAAATAGAAAGAATCAAAAAATTATTATAATAAAAAACCCCTCCGGAAAGAGGGGTTATTTGTTTTATTTCACTTGAGTAGTATCTACTTTGGTAGTGTCTACGGCTGTTGTATCTACTAATGTAGAATCCACACAAGTTGAATCTGTACATACTTCAGTTGATTCTTCTGTGTTTACTTTTTTACAAGATGTTAATGATAATGTTGCAATCACTGTAAGTGCTAATAATACTTTTTTCATAATACTTTTTGTTTAAATTAATTTTTAAGTTCGTTAAATAAATAGTTAATTAAATCCACTAAGTCAAACATTATACCAAAAAAAATTTACGTAATCGTTGTAGTAAAAAATATTTTTAAAATTTTTCAAAATAAATTTGGCAGAACAAAAAATAACCGTATCTTTGTATCGGATTTAAAACTAATCATTATGGCAAAAGAGAAATTGTATAGAAATGTTAATGGTGAATACCTATATTTATTTAATTGGATTGGTGGTGGATTTAACGATGTGTGGGCACCAAGTAAAAGAGAGGCTTACGCTAAGGTGGTGAGAGAACACAAAGAGCACGAGAAGAAATACCCAACTCACGTTAAGTTGAGACCGGATTATAAGACAATGAGAAAATGTACTTATTCCGAGTATCAAGCACAAAACCGAATGGGTTGGATGATGAGTATGTAAAAAATAAAAAATTATGAAAAAAAGTTATTTAGTTTGGGTATTGGGGGTTATCTTCCTAAGTTCGGTTACATTAACGTCTTGTGGTTCACATTGTTCAAGAACCAAAAGATATTGGAGAAATCACAGATGTGTGGAGACAAATCAAACATTAAAATATTTTAATAAAAAAATAAAAAAAACAAAAGTTCAATTAGGATAAAATTATGGTAATATTATTAGTACAATTAGGGTTAATGGGATTAAATCTATATGTGGGAAAAATCAAACAAGAAAATGGTCAAAATCCGGCGTTCACTTATTTCGTGGCAGGAATGTGTTGTATGGGAGCCATTCACGCATTTATTAAATTAGTTTCATAATGAAGAAAGTTTTTATTACATTATCGTTATTAATAGCATTACACTCCTCGTATTCTCAAAGTAGAAAAGTGGTGGTTGATAAATGTATCAATAAATCAGAGATAAACGGACCAACCGGAGTTATATGTTCTAATATTGAGAGAAATAAATGGTTTACATTAACACCAAATTTCCAATTGGACGGTAATAGATTAAGTATGTCCGGATTCTTAGTTATAAGAATGGGGATTGGTAATTTAACTAAAGAAGACCAATTATTCTTCTCATTTAAAGATGGTACCAAATTAAGATTGGAATTGGGGGGAGAACTTAACTCGGAGAATATAGTTTTTTTTAAATTAACAGATTTAGAATTTTCAATCTTGAAACTTAAAGAAATTGAAACTGTACGTTATATTAACGGAAATGATTTTAGTTCATTCCAATATAGTATGGTTGGTGAAGAAAAAACGTATTTTATAAATTTATTCAACAACTATTATATCCGAGAGGTGTATTGTGATTAAATAAAAAAAAGTAAAAAAAAGTTTGACAGATAAAAATAAATGTCTTATCTTTGTAGAAGAAATAAAGTTCTTAAAATTATTGAAAAAATAGGTGGACGTTGTGTCGAGGATTCAAATCCCTCCGGTCTTAACCCCGTAGCTCAGATGGTAGAGCATACGTCCACTAACTTATATGGTATTATAGCTCAGTGGGGGATTTATCTCCCTTGGTAGAGCAGGAGTAACGAAAGACTCTGTGCCGGTGGTTCGAACCCACCTGATACCACAAAATGTGTAGTGTAGAGTCGTTGGTTCGATTCCAACAACCGTAATCCTGGTGACCAAGGTTTAGCTGCAGTGGTAGAGCTTACACAACACATTTTATTTTTTTAAAAAAAGTTTTATAAAGTGTTTGACTTCTGAAAAAAATCACTTATCTTTGTAAAACAAATTAGGGAAACCTAATACGTTCTTAGAAATTTTAGATTATCCATATAGTACTTAGGTATTATAAAAACGATAATGGGTGGTATATCATCCTTAAATAAACCGGGAAACCGGGATAAAGTGAATCTGTTGTGTTGACAGGTTTGCGGTCTCAGAAATGGGACTCGAGTATACAAGTCGGATATCATCTAACCTTGAGTATCGAGGGAAACTCTTTAGAGAAAGTGGTTGGGTGACCGGGCGATGTGGGTCGTCAGGTTGAGGTGGGAACACCAATAAGAATAACCGATAGGAATCAAACAAGAAATTAGGTCATCCAACTTAATGATTGTGGGTTCCAATATCAGAGGGGACTTAAAACCGAAAGGTAAGTTAGAGAACGAGTGGTGTCGCTACTAACCTTACGAAACATCTACCAAGATGTCAGTTTGAAGTAATCTTAAAATATGAGAGTGGGGACACTCTACCGAGTAGACAAGTATTTTGTTGTTCAAAAGATAACGAAGCTTACGACAGACCTCTACTTGGACACATCCACGACACAAATCTTATTCAAATTAAGTAAAACTAAAGAGATATAAGCAAAAGTGTCTGTCAGGTATCATCGACAAGGTGACTACATAGTAACGAGCCGTTCGTTGCACAGGATGACCGCAAGTCAGAATGTATTCTTACGAAAAACCTCTACGGAGTCGAATCCGGAGTCAGGTCGCAAGCTTGAAGAGAGTTGAATAATAAGAGAGTAGATGATATCGAAAGGAGTGATTGGTCTAACCAATCGGCAATGAGGATTACATTCCAAAAGAATGTGGAAACGAAGGGAACCAATAATCCTTCCAAAGATTCTCAATAAGACGAGTATTCTCATCGTATTAAGCCAAAAGGTGTTACAGAAATGTGACACCTTTTTTTGTTTATAATATTTTGTTCGATTTCCTTAAATTATCTTCAGACCATAATGGTTGTAGATTTGTGTAATGACATAATTGGTAAATTTCTTCTTCAGTTTTTGCGGAAGATAAAGGGATTTTATGGTCTATGTGCCAACCAAATAAACTATGATTATCCCAAGACATATTTTCTAAAAACTGAGATTCAATATGAAATTTTAGTTGTTGAGGTGTGCATCCAATAATGTCGATTGTTTTATTATTTTTTAATAAATTTTTGGTCTTTAAGTATTTTTTAATTCTATTTCTAACATAACATAATAATCTATATTGTGGGTCATTCTTAAATTTATCTCTACGATATTTGTTATGATAATCTGGATTATCTGTTATAAATTTTTTATTAGATTCTTTAATTTTTAATTTATTTTTTTCCTTATATATTTTAGTAATAAGTTTGGTACACTCTCTACATTCGGTTCTATAACCACTACGTCTTGATTTATTTATATTAAACTCACAAACTTCTTTTTCCTCTTTACACTTACTACAAACCTTTTTTTCCATAATGTTCTTTTAATAATGTTTCAATCAGACGAGATTTTTTAATCATCTCATCTTCCATTTTTTGATATATCACCGGGTCAACACAGATGGTGAATTTTACTTTTTTGTCTTCTTCTTTTTTTCTTAATTTCATAATGTCTCTTTATTATAAATATCTAATAAAATACCAAAAGTCATACTTTGTATAAAAAAAAAGTATTATCTTTGTCGTATGAAAAAATCAGTTAGTATAGTCAATAAGAAAGCCAAGTTTGAGTACGAGTTTCTCCAAACGGAAACTTGTGGAATCCAACTAGTAGGTTCAGAAGTTAAGTCAATCAGAGGTGGTAAGGCATCCATCTCTGAGGGTTATTGTTATTTTAATAATGGGGAGTTATTTGTTAAGGGGATGAACATCTCAGATTATGGGTTTGGTTCTTCTCACGATACAACCCGGGACAGAAAACTTTTACTTAAACGAAAAGAGTTAAACAACTTGGAGAATCAACTCACCAATGGTTTAACCATCATTCCATACCGATTATTCCTGAACGATAAAGGATTAATTAAAATGGAGATTGCGTTGGCTCGTGGTAAAAAACTCTACGATAAGAGAGAGACGATTAAAAACCGGGACATTGACCGGGATATGAAAAGAGACTTGAAATAGTCTCTTTTTTTATTATATTTATACCATCAGTTCAAATAAACAAATTAAAAAACAGAAATTATGGTAGATTTAACATCGTTCATTATGGGTATAGGTTTGGTTCTCGGGGTACTGGGAGTTGGGGTTGTGGTTATGATGTACATTCAGATTAAAAGATTAAAAAATAAATGTGCTCAATTGGAGCAAGGTCAGGGACATATCTATAACAATATAAATAGACTAGACGAATCTTTACATCGTCGTATAGATGGTGAGATTAAAAGAACAGACGAATTGTATGCTGAGACCAATAGATATATAAATGCTAGAGCTGAGGATACACACAAAGGTCTTGAAGAGGTATACAGAAATATGGATTCAAGATTAGATAAATTAACAAATAAATTAAATCCGGCAAAAAAGGATTTATTAAAAGATTAAAAAATAAAAATTGAACTGATAACAAACCACCTCCGGGTGGTTTTTTTATTCACCTCCACTGACTTTTTCCCATCTCCACACTATTTATATATAAATGAAATTATGAGTAAGAACAAATCAAAAAGAAAAATGGGTGAATGTACCTGTGATAATTGCGGGATTAAATTTGAAAAACCATTAACCGAGTTAGTTAGAAATAAAAAATTAAATAGAAAAAATTTTTGTAGTAGAACCTGTGTGGGTAAGAATAATACAAAAAATTTTGGGGATAAAAGAAATGATTATGATATATCCCAACATTCAGGTAATTCTAGAGATGGGTTTACGGGATTACGGGCTCTTTTACGTAGAATTAAGAGTAAATATCATAGTTATGATGTTGATTTGAATTATTTGAAAGAAGTGTGGGATGAACAAAATATATGTATATATACGGGAGTTAAATTACAATTACCAAAATGGAAAGGTATAAATAATCCTTTATATACGGCATCGATAGATAGGATAGATTCTGAGAAAGGTTATGTGAAAGGTAATATTCAATTTATATCTATCACATCAAATCACGCAAAAAATTCGATGTCTCACGAACAAATGATAGAGTTTTGTGAATTAATAGTTGAAAACAAAAAACCCATCGTATGATGGGTTTTTCTTTTGGTGGAGATGTCGGCTTCGAAGCCGAGTGCTGCTCACGCTAAAAATTCAAGACTACACGTTTATTCAATTTTTCTAAACTGACAAAATTCACAATTCCCTTATTTTAGAGTGGTTCGGTTTACTGAGAACTAATCCTCCACTTGTACCTTTTCGGATAGGTACCACACCTTAAAGAGTTTCTGTTCCTAGGCTTAATACTCACCGGCCCGAATGTGTGTTTGCTTACGCTACGTTCACAAGCTCATCTTGACGTACAAGACCTACTAGAGCCATTTTGTTTAAAATGTTGCCATTTATAATTTGTTACTCATAGATTTAAGTGATAGAGAACATCTCACTACGTGCCTCAAATAGGTAGATATGCCAGTCGATACCATTTCATCCCCATATTTTGATACCACAAAGATAATACATTTTTGGATAAATCCAAATAAAATTATATTTATTATTAAAATAAATATCAATGCCGGATACAAAGAGCTTTCACGGAATGAAAAACATATTATTAGACAATGACGATTGGTTGGTTGTAGACCCATTGGACTACGACGCCTTTGTGTATTACGCACCGGAAAACTATAAATCTGAGTGGAGTAAGTATAGAGAAGGTGATACTTATTTTGTCATAGATAAAAATAAGGAACCAATTCAAACATATGTTATCCATAAAACTCAAGATAATAAAATAGAATATTATGGTAATGAAGCTCAAAGACATAGAGAATTAAGTAGACGTGAATTTGAATCAGATTTACCTGATGAGATTAAATCGGTTGTTGATGAAATTGTAGGACAATCGGATATATACAAATTATTATTGGCAATTAAAAACGGTGAAAAAGTAACTACTAATCAAATGGAGAGGTCGGATGACCTTATTTCGGGATTCAGATATAACGAAAATAGTCCAATAAAAAGTATGGTTAAAATTGGATTTGACGATATGGAGGATTATTTGAAATTATTTGAGTTAAATGAATACGATATTGATTTAGCTAACTCAGTATATTCTTATTACAATAGTTTTAGCTTCGTTGATTATGACTACGGATATAATGAATGGAATGAGGGATATTTAATATATTCTTTCTCAAATGAAAATCTTAATAAGTTTAAACAAATCGTTAGACTTGTTCTACCAAGTGCAGCTAATTTAGTTGATGAAAGTGAAAAAGAAAAAGCTTGTCAAAGAGTTGAGGATATGTTCTCTCGTGAAATTGATAACATAATTAGTGATTGGGTTGACGAACAGAATGAATGTAGAACTAGAGGAGCTAAAGAATGGATTGAGGGTGATGTTTGTAATTATTTCAATAAATTTGGTGTTATTACACAAGATTGTTTTTATAATTATTATACAACGGTAGGTATATTATTATCATTATATAATACGGTCAATGATAAAACATTAGGTTTAATGGAGGTTTTAAAAGACCTTGGACATAGAGCCATTTATGTTGGTGGTTGGGATGAAAATAGATGGGATATTGATTGTAACGATTTTGATGATGAATCGTATAACAGAACTGTCGAAGACCAATTAGATAAAATATTAGAAAAAATGGAGGATTCCGATGATTTTGTCGATGTTAACAAATACTCTGAGATATTTGATAGAATTTCTAAAAATTATAATCTTAACCATAAGTATAAAACTAAAACAGGTAGAGAATTTTTTATTAGAAACATTGACCCAGCAACCAACAAAATAATTGTTCAGGTGAATAAAAAAGAAGGTGGGTTAGAAGATAGAAGTTATACTGAAGAAGAATTTAATAATTTTTTAGTTTCACCTGAATTATTTGAAGGATTTATTAGAATAAATTAATTTTTATTCCTATATTTGCTGAATGGAAAGAGATTATCAATTATTAAAAGACGTTTTGTCGGTTCCGACTAAAACATATCAAGAAGACCTTATGGTAGAATTTCTAATCAATTGGTTAGAAGAAAATGGGATTCCCTTCAATGTGGATGAACATAACAACATTTATGCAATAAAACAAACAGATGAGTTTGTGGATTATTTTCCTTGCGTGATTGCTCATACGGATACTGTTCATAGTATTGACTCAATTAATATTCGTGAGGAATCATTACAAAATGAACAATATTTACTTAAACCATCGTTAAAAGCGTATAATGATTTTGATGAACCAACCGGTATTGGTGGTGATGATAAATGTGGTGTTTATGCGTGTTTGGAATTATTAAAAGAATTGCCAAATCTTAAAGCTGCGTTCTTTGTTTCAGAAGAAACCGGATGTCACGGGTCCAAAAAAGCTGACCCAAATTTCTTTATGAATGTTGGATATGGAATTCAGTTTGATGCTCCGGGTAACAGAATGGTTACAGAAGTTTGTATGGGAACGAGATTATTTGAAAGAGATAGTGAGTTCTTTGAAACTTGTAATAATGTATTAAGTGAGAGTTTTAATGGGCAACAAGAATACTTCTCAAACCCATATACGGATGTTTACGCATTGAAGAACAAGTTTGACTTTGCCTGTATCAATTTTTCGATAGGTTATTACAACTATCACACAAGAAATGAGTATGTTGTTGTTGAGGATGTTTATAATGGTATAGAGACCGGTAAAAAGATGATTGAGAAACTTGGTAATAAAAAATACCAATATGTTACAGAATCAAAATACTATAAATTATTTTAATTAAAAACCCCTCCTGAAAAGAAGGGGTTATTTTTTTACATTAAAAAAGAGGACTATTTGTCCTCTTTCTTTTTTCTCGTTTTCTTAACAACTTCTTGGAACTTAACTTCCTTATCAACCGATACAAGAGAGTATGGTGTGTTTTCCACCACGTTTCCTTTAATAATCTCCTCAGATACAAAATCCTCAAGTTTATCTTGTATTGCTCGTTTAATCGGTCTTGCTCCGTAAGTCTCATCAAAACCAACTTCAGATATTAACTCTAAAATTGATTCATCAAATGTGATGTTATAATTTAACCCAACAAGTCTGTTTGATAATTTATCCAACTCTAACTTTACAATTTTCTTAACATCCTCTTTTCCTAAAGAATTAAAAATAACAACCTCATCAATTCTATTTAAGAATTCCGGAGTGAAGAATTTTTTAAGTTCTTTTTTAAGAGTTTCACGTTTGTATTCCTCTTCGGCATAAGAACTATTACCTGTTTTAAATCCAACACCTGAACCAAAATCCTGTAATTTTTTAACTCCCACGTTTGATGTCATAATGATGACACAATTTTTGAAGTTAATCTTTCTCCCCATACCATCGGTAAGGTGACCATCGTCTAATACTTGAAGAAGAGTTCCAAAAATATCTTTATTGGCTTTCTCAATCTCATCAAATAGAATTACAGAATAAGGTTTGTTTTTCACTTGTTCGGTTAATTGACCACCTTCATCGTATCCAACGTATCCCGGAGGTGCTCCAATTAATCTTGAAATGGTGTGTTTTTCTTGGTATTCTGACATATCCACACGAATCATATTATCTTCGCTACCGAATATTTGTTTGGCTAGTTGTTTTGCCAAGTATGTTTTACCCACACCTGTTGAACCAAGAAAGATGAATGAACCTATTGGTTTGTTTGGGTCTTTGATTCCGACTCTATTTCTACGGATTGATTTAACAATTTTTGAAACGGCTTCGGATTGTCCAATAACTTTATCGGATAGGTTTGTTTCCATTTCAGATAGAGTTTTGGTTTCATCGGCATTTAATTTTGTAACCGGGATTTTAGTCATATTGGAAACCACTTCATACACCAAATCTAATGTGATTTCTTTTTTATTAATTAGGGATTCCTCTTCAAACTTTTTCTTTTCAGTTTCAAGTTTGGTTAAAATACGTTTTTCTTTGTCACGTAGATTTGCGGCTTCCTCATAACGTTGTTGTTTAACAACATCAACTTTTTCTTGTTTGATGTCGGACGCTTGTTGTTTAAGTTTCTCGATGGCATCAGGTAACTTAACTTCAACTTGACTTCTCGCCCCAACTTCATCTATAATATCGAATGCCTTGTCCGGGAACTCTCTATCGGTGATGTATCTGTCTGCTAAATCAACACATACTGATAATACCTCATCTGTATAAGTCACTTTATGATAATCCTCATATTTGTTTTTTACATTTTGAAGGATGATTAAAGTTTCTGCTTTGGTTGCGGCATCGACAATAACTTTTTGAAAACGTCTTTCTAATGCTCCGTCTTTCTCAAAGTTTTTTCTATATTCATCTAATGTGGTTGCTCCAACACATTGGATTTCACCACGAGCAAGTGCCGGTTTAAAGATGTTTGATGCGTCCATTGAACCTGATGAATTTCCTGCTCCAACTATGGTATGGATTTCATCGATGAATACGATGATGTTTGGTGCGTTCTGAAGTTCTTCGATAATAACTTTCATTCTTTCTTCAAATTGTCCACGATATTTGGTTCCGGCAACAATTGAGGTCATATCTAATGATACGATACGTTTGTCCATTAAGTTTCTTGGACATTCCCCATTATAAATCATAATGGCAAGACCTTCAACGATTGCGGTTTTACCACAACCAGGTTCTCCGATGATTATTGGGTTATTTTTCTTTCTTCGTGAAAGGATTTGGGCGATTCGAGTAATTTCTCTTTCTCTACCAATTACCGGGTCAAGTTTTCCTTCTTCGGCTAATTTGATAAGGTCTCGACTAAAATTGTCTAATACGGGTGTTGATGAGTCAGATTTAACTCCTTTATTACCACCATTATTTCCACCATCCATAGATTCTATCATAATTAATTGTTTTATTTAAGTATAAGGATTATTTTCATTTTTTCAAATGATTGGGACAAAAGTAATGTAAAAATTTGAATGGACAAAACAATTTTCAAATATATTTATAATAATGGAACGAAAAAAAGCATATCAAAAATATGTGGATAGATTAAATGCTGATAGAGAACTACAGGATACTTATCGTGCTTTACGTCACGCATTTAATAGAGAAGGTTGGACAGAAGAAGATTTGGTTAGTCCCCCATATTATCCAAAAGATATTATGAGAAATTTTCAAGAATTCTCCGGATTAAGAGATAAATTATATCACGAACTAAAAACTTACTTTGATATTATTGACCATAATGAGTTTAGCGATTATATTGGTAATAGATTAAAATTAATAGATTTAGAAATACCTTTAGAAAATGGCGGTAAAGAAAGAAACAATAGACGGGACTAAAATCATCAACGAGATTGAGTCAACGAATATCGTAAGAACTGAATACGATACAGAAACTAAAAAATTAGTTACAGAATTTAAGAATGGTACAAGATATGTATATGATGATGTACCACATAATGTCTACACTAAATTCAGAATGGCTGAATCACAGGGTAAATTCTTCACAACAGACATTTCAAAAAAATTCAAATATAAAAAACTTTAACAATTATACATTTTTAAGTATTTATTGTTAATGAGTAATTTAGCTAGTATATTATCAAGTTTTCATTTACAAGATGAATTAAATCCTAAGATTTGGGAATCATCAGATAAAATGTCCTCTAAAGTTAGGGAACGTTTATTAGACATCGCTTATGAGTTTATTGAATTCTTAGGTGTTGATGTTATTATATCCGACGTGGTTATGATGGGTTCGTTAGCAAATTATAATTGGTCACGATTTTCCGATGTTGATTTACACCTAATTGCCGACTTTGAACAATTTTCAGAAAAAGAACTTCCCCTATATGAAGAACTCTTCAAATTAAAAAAGACTTTATTTAACGACAAACACGACATCAAAATCTATGGTTATGATGTTGAATTATATGTGCAAGATGATGTTAAAGCGTTTAGTAGTGGGGAGTATTCAGTATTATTTGATGAGTGGAAAAACAAACCTAAAAAAGATAATACAGAAATAGATACTGATTTAATTAAGAAAAAATCAGAACAATGGATGAGTCAAATTGATACCATTATTGAAAACGCAAAAGATGAACCATTAGAAGTTGCAATTAAATTAATCGACAAATATAAAGACAAAATAAAAAAATACAGAACTGCCGGTCTTGAAAAAGGTGGTGAAATGTCGGATGAAAATCTAGTGTTTAAGGTTTTACGACGAAACGGGTATATTCAAAAACTTTTCGACTTCAAAAATGAATTTATGGATAAATCCCTTTCATTAAAAGAAACTATTAAGTAAAACACGACATTTTTAATTCCGAGTATATTTATATATAAAAATAATTTTCAAAAAAAAATCAAAATGGGAAACAATTTAAGACCGATTGGTAGTGAGAAATTAGAGGGTATGGATAAAATCGCCCGTATAATGGAGATTGCCAGATATAAAGAAAATATTCCAACACCTATCAATGAGGATAAATCTGTTGAATACAATAAAGTATTAGCTGATGGTAAAAATTACCAAATCATTAAAGAAAAGAATGGTTATGTTATAAAAAGAACATTATCAGAATCTACTGAGTTGGATTATTTGGAACCGATGAAAAATAGAAAATACTATTCGTCATATTCACAAGCGTTAAAAAGACTTAACTTAATTGCTAAAGAAGTTAACGTTAATGAAGGTAACGAACGTAATGTTAATTTATTTTACGAAAGTCCTTCGGAGGCTACTAAATATATCCTTAAAATGGGTAAAAGTGAAACTACTGAACAAGCAGCTCCTGCTTCTGCACCCGCTCCGGCTCCTGCACCCGCTCCTGCACCTGCACCCGCTCCTGCACCTGCACCCGCTCCTGCTGAAGATGAATTACCGATACCTGCTGAAGATGAATTACCGGTAGAAGATGACGCAATGGACCAAGACGATAACGAACCATTAACTTTGAAAACAATTCAAAAATTAACAGGTAAGTTAGCTCAAAAATTAAGAACATTCCAAGAAACTGAAACTGAAGGTGGTGAAGAAATGTCATCAAAAGATACAAAATATGTTATTAACTCAATTTTATCAGCGTTAGATTTAGATAATTTAGACGAAGAAGATAAAGAAGAGATTGTTAATAAATTTGAAGGTGATGAAATGGGTGCTGAAGATATGGGTATGGAAGATACTGGTATGGAAGAACCATCAGGTGAAGAATTTAGTGATGAAGAATTAGGTATCGGTGGTGGTACTGAAGGTGAAATGGGTGAAGGTTTTGATGATTTTGAAACAAAAAGTAAATTCTCTGATTACAAAGATGATGATTTTGAAGAAATTAATTTAACAAAACACTTTGGAAAACGTCATCCAAAACACGATATTGAAGATGAAGATGAGTTTAATTTTGAAATGGGTGAAGGATATACTTATGACGATGTTGAAGACGATGTGGAATTAGGTACAAATATGATTAGTGATATCTTTAATGAAGAAGAAGATTTTGAATCAAAACCACCAAGACATAGAAGTAAAAGAAATACTTATGGTATGGAACCTCATCACGCAGAACACGTTGAAAGTATGATTGAAGGATTATTTACAGAATCAAAAGTTGATAGTATCTTAAAAGGATATTTTAAAATTGATGATAAAGAAAAACAATTAATGGAAGAGAAAAGAAATTCTCAAAAATTAATTAAAGAAGATAAAAAACAAAAAATTAGTAAAATCAAATCTTTATCTGAAAGTATTTCTCAAGAAGTTGGTGCGACTAAATTTTTAATTAGTAATCCAACAGCTAAATTAGTTGGTAAAACAAACAAACAAAATTTAGTATTTGAGATGAACAACAAACAAATAAGAGTTAATACTAAAGGACAGATTTTATGAGTTATTTAATATATGTTAATGAATTAGGTCCAAACTATAAAGGAGATAACATATATGAATTCATATTTTCAGACAGTTCAAAAGATATTTGGGGTGAATCTTGGGAATCAAAACCGTCTAACGGTTATCCACTTCCCCCAGACTTAGAACATATTAAAAAAGTAGGAGTTTTGAAGAATGACCTAATCACTATGTCAGTAATTCAAAACTCTGACTATTTTTCAATGATAGATGCTATGGATGATATAATAGCGTTAGCCTTTGAAAACGATAATGAAGACGTTGATTTTGAATATCAAAAACGATTGGTCTTTAAATTTGGGGAAACAGAACAATCTGTAAAAGATAAATTATACGAAAGAGACATCGTATTGGAATTTGAAAAAAAAATTGAATATGAACACTAATCAGAAAAAATTGAAACTTATTGGTCACGGACTAAAGGCTTCTACATTAAATAAATTGACTGAAGGTCAAGTTGATGCGTTGTTTGGTAAATTACAAGAACAAATTACAACAACAACAAAACAAGTTAAAACAATTAAGGTTCCTCAAAATATTGCAAAAACTACAGGCGCTGACATTGGTAACGTAAATGTTAAAACTGATGCCAATGGTAATGTAATAGCCACTGAAATGCAAGAGAATGAAATTGGTGAAAAATTTGAATCAAAAAAACAACAAAAATATTTCTTCGCTAAATGTGGTGATGGAAAAACAAAAGAACAAAAAAAATGGTGTAAAATGGCTGATGAGTTTGCAAAAAAAACTAACTTTGCAAAACTTCCTGAAAAGAAGAAAGAAACCAAAGAAGAATTTAACTTTGGAGATTATAATAAAAAAGTTATTAGTACTGTTACTAAACTTAATAGTGATAATTTAAATAAAGTTAATCCGGTTGTAACGGGTATGGGTAACCCGACTACTGATATATTTACTGAAAGTGAAATTGAAAAACAAATTATGAGATTAGTAGAAAAACACATTACACCTAAGATGTCTAAACAAGATTTATTAAGTCTTATTGAAGGAGATACAAAAACTGCTCCGGCAAAACCAAAAGAAAGAGAAAAAGAAAAAAAACCGGGTCACCCATTCAAACCGGACCCTGATAAGAAAGGTGCACCTAAAGCGATGAAATCTGAAGTTGGTGAAGGAGACACAAAAACTGCACCGGTAAAACCTGGTACAAAACCTGGTACAACACCAAAACCAAAACACCCATTTCAACCGGACCCTAATAAAAAAGGTGCTCCAAAAGCAATAAAAAAAGAATTACCAAGTTTTTTAACATTTAATGCGTTAGGTCTTAACAAATAATAATTATGAGTGCAAATCTTAAAATGGAAAAAGCGATTATCGCTAAAAAAATATTAGAAAAAAAATTAGTTAACGAAGGATTAACTAATAACGAAAAATTAGTTTTAAGTGAAATTAAAACTCGTTTAAATGAAGCACCGGTTAGTTATGATGGTCCTGAAAGAATGGAACCGGGTATTGAAAGACAAATTAATCAAAGACAAACACCATATGCTGAAAATCCTATGTTACCACAAGATGGTGATAGAGATTTTATTGAGTTAATTACATCACAAAGATTTAAGGACTCAGTAGAGAAAGTAAGAAGATTTTTAGGTGATACTACACCAATACAAGGGAATAATCCAATGATGGGACTAATGAGTTCTATTATGGGTAGTTTACAACAAATTAAAAGAGTTGAGGTTCAACATAAAGAATATCTTGAAAATTTAGCGGTTAATTTAGTTAAAAAAGAATTAGGTATTCCTGAAGGACAATTACAATTTGATGTTGAATTGGTTAGTGGTATGATGGGTGCTGCTGAAGGTATGCAAACACAATCACAAGAACCTGATGAGGAAGAAGTGGAAGACGCTTTTAAAGAAGGTGAAGAACACCAAGAAGAAATGGAAGACTTTATGGATTCTATGGAAAAATTCAATTTAGAAAAAGCAAAAAGAAGAATGATTAACTCATTAGTTCAAGGTGCGGCTTTTAAAGGTGGACATATGTATGTTTTAGTGAGTAACGAGATTAATAGATTAAGCCCTGAACTATTAAATTTATATGGTGTTACACAATCATTAATGGAACACTTATATTGGTTATATCCTGATATGGAAGGAATGGCAGGTTCCGGTGGTGGTCAAATGGGACAATCAGAATCTGACCCTGAAACTGACCCACCAACAATTAAAGCAAAGGCATTCACATTTCCATTATTAGTTCACGAGATAGTTAAAGGTATTTATTCTTTATATGGTGACCAAGGATTACCAAACGACCCTGTTCAAAGAAGTATGGTTCTTAGAGCCGAAGATACATTACCATCAGAAATATGGGATTCAAGATTGGGACCAATTTTTTGGGAAAAATTTAGAGACGCTTGGCCTGATAAATTATATAAAGATGACCAAAGACACCTTCAACAGTATTTATTTATGAGATTCTCTCAATTAGAGGCGAAAGACTTGGCAAATTTATCGAAAGCATTTTTAGCGGATAAACCTGAGGCTAAGGAAGTTTTTGACAGAATGGTTAATGAAATCGTAGAGATTCTTAAAAAACACAAATATGAATCAAAAATGTCTGATGACAATGATGATAGTGATGATAGTGATGATAGTGATAATTACGGAAATAATGATGATGATTTTGATGACTTAGATGACTTAGACGATATTGATTTATCCGCATTAGGTTTCTAAAAAAAAATAAAATTAAAGTAAAACCCTCTTTTATTAACTTAATTGAGGGTTTTGATATTTATATATAAATGTTTATATGAGTTTAACAAAAGAACAAGTATTAATTGAATACGTAAAATGTGCTAGAGATGTTGAATATGCCCTTAGAACGTACTTAGAAACATACGATAATACGGTTAAAAAATATGTTCCATTGGAACTTTTTCCTGACCAAGTTGCATTACTTAACGACTACGAAGAATACAATGAGAATATAGCATTAAAGTACAGACAGGCTGGTGTGTCAACAGTTACCGCAGCTTGGATGTCACGAAAACTTGTATTTGCTAAAAAAGCTACTCCCGAAAAAATATTGATTATTGCCAATAAGTTGGATACTTCATTGGAGATGGCAAACAAAATAAAGGCATTCGTTTCTCAATGGCCTTCTTGGACCGGTGTAGAATTTGATAAAACAAAAAATTCCCAAAAACATTATAAATTAACAAATGGGTGTGAGGTTAAAGCCGTTGCAACATCTAAAGATGCCTTGCGTGGATTTACACCTACCATACTTGTATTTGACGAGGCGGCGTTTATTGAAGCCGATAGTGATTTTTGGTCTGCGTGTATGGCGTCCCTATCTACGGGGGGTAAAGTAATTGTGGTTTCAACACCAAACGGATATGACCAAATTTACTATGAAATATATGACCAAGCATTACGTAATATGAATGACTTCAAAATTACGGAGATGTTTTGGTATAGAGACCCAAGATACACTAGTGACTTATTTTTAGTTAAAACTGATGATATAATTCATTTTTTATTAAATAAAGAAGACTATAACCCTGACGATTTTCTTGATTGGTCAAAAATACCATATGCAAATAGAAATTACAAAGAATTAAGGGTTCTTATGGATGCCGGATATAAACCTTGTTCATCTTGGTTTGAGGCGATGGTAAAAAAATTAAAATACGATAAACGTAAGGTATCTCAGGAGTTGGAATGTAACTTCTTAGGTTCCGGAGATAACGTATTTGATTCTGTTATGATGCAGAAAATTCGTGAGAATATGGTATTGGAACCAAAACAAAAATTAATGGGTAATGCCCTTTGGATTTGGAAGGAACCGGTAATTGGTCATAAATATATTATGGGTGTCGACGTTTCTCGTGGGGATTCTGAGGATTTTAGTTCATTCCAAATTGTGGACTTTGACACACAAGAACAAGTTGCCGAATACGTTGGTAAATTACCTCCGGATACTATGGCGGAAATTTGCCATAAATGGGCGACAATATATTCTTGTTTTGTTGTTATTGATATCACTGGTGGTATGGGGGTTTCAACATCAAGAAAATTACAAGAGATGAATTACAAAGATTTGTATGTTGACGGTGTTGATAGTGCGAACAAATGGAAATATGACCCAAAAGCTGCTGAGAAAATTCCGGGAATAAACTTTAATAATAAAAGGGTTCAAATTATAGCATCATTTGAAGAAGTGATGAGACACGGATTTAGAATTTATAGTTCTCGTTTGTATAATGAGATGAACACCTTTGTTTATATCAATGGTAGACCTGACCACCAAAAAGGTCATCACGATGACTTAATTATGTCTATTGCTATGGCAACTTATGTTGCTGAGTCATCATTCAGTAAATTAACAAAAGTTACCGAACAGACCAAAGCAATGTTAGAGTCTTGGGCTGTAAGTAATAATGAAGTAGTATCTAAAAATTTAGAATTTAACCCGGTTATACCAAATTATTATGGAACAAATCCAAATCAAATGGGACAACAAAGTATTTCAAAAGAAGATTATATGAAATATGGTTGGTTATTTGGAGGTAGGTAATATTTATAAAATAAAACCAAATGGGATTTGTAAATAGAAAAAAATCAGGTAATATATTTGCGGGGTCAAGACTAGTCGTTGATGGTCAGGGAATTTATAATGTTAAAATTCTTAAATTTGGTCCTGAACGACAAAAATCTCCTTTAGAATTTTTCAGACCAGTTGTTGTTCCTCAACCAATACCGGCACCATTATGTGATTTTAATGGTATTATATTTATGACCCCAACTCCAACACCAACAAATACTGTTACTCCAACAGTAACTCCAACACTAACACCTACAAATACTGTAACACCTACTAATACGGTCACACCAACTCCAACACCAAGTTGTAATTGTACTTATATTGATGTTACAATAACTGAAATTGATTTGATACTTGCAATAGGTAATACAGACCCCAATGATAATAATTCGGTTTTTGTTAAATATCGTAATTGCGGTGGAGGATTAGTAAGTAAACGATATACAATTGATGGAACATTTTTAAACGACATTTGTGCAAATTCAGGTACTGAACCCAGTGTGTCATATTTTCGCAATAATAACCAACAGTCTGCGTCTAGTACTGCAGTAAATAATGGACAATGTTGTACCCCTCCAACACCCACTCCGACAATAACTCAAACACCAACTCAAACTCCAACGACAACTGTGACTCCAACTATAACACCGACAAATACATAATCTATACAGAATAATTAAAAAATATTTATAATTTCAATATGTCAACATATATTCTAATAACAACTGAAAACTACGACGGTCAAATGGGTCAAATAACGTTCTACCCATCAGCGGGTGGTACAATTAATTTGGGTTCAGTTTTGTTACCTTATGAATATTATACTGACGATTTTTATGGGAGATATAGTATTTACATTCCAAGTGAAGATGTTACTTGTGAATTTAGACTTATTACACCAACACCAACAAAAACTCCTACAAAAACTCCTACAAATACTCCTACAAATACCCCAACAAAAACTGTTGCACCAACTATTACACCTACCATAAGTGTTTCACCCACAAAAACTCCAACGGTTACACCAACAAATACCTCAACTTTAACCCCAACTCCAACGAAAACTCAAACTCCAACACCAACGGTAACTAGAACACCAATACCTACTAGAACACCTACTCAAACACCAACACCTACGGTTACAACAACTAGAACACCAATACCAACTAGAACGCCAACACCATCGGTAACTAAAAGTCCAATACCTACTACAACACCTACTCAAACACCAACACAAACACCTACACAAACACCTACGAAAACCGTTACTCCAACTATAACACAAACTCCAACAATAACTAAAACACCAACACCAACAAAGACTGTAACTCCGACTATAACACCAACAAACACTGTAACTCCAAGTATAACACCTACGAGAACCGTTACTCCAACTATAACACCAACAAACACTGTAACTCCGACTGTAACACCAACTTGTGCAAGACCTGTTGGATTAACAGATTTTTCTTTTAAGTCTTGTCGAGGTCTTCCAGGTCCTTGTGTTAATTTCACCAGTAGTCTAACCGCTGCGTGTAACGCTCAGCAAACTGGAACAGGAAGTTTTGGTGGACAGATACATCAAGCTGCGAGTTTAACAATTGGTCAAAATGTTTACTCTACAAGTTTAAGTACAAGCTGTGACTTAATCCCTACAGGATATTATATTGTTGGAGATGACGTTCTTAATGACCCTATTGTTCAAGTTATTAACGGAGTTATTGTTAGTTTACCAAGTTGTCCATAATAAATGGAAGATATAATTGGACAATAACTGATGGAGGAGGTGGTTTTCAATTTTAATTGGAATATTAATAGCGGAGGTCCAATATAATAAAACAAAGTATTTATTAAAGGATAATAAGATTTAGATTTTTAATATGGAAAATAATCAAAATAATAATATGACAGTATGGCAACGTTTATCGAGTGCCTTTGGTCCTAATGCTCAATTAGGTCAAGATTACCCTGTTTATAAATTAGATAAGAAGGAGTTATTAAAAACAACTTCTCAAGCAGAATACGAAAGAGAAAAATTACAAGCCCAACAAACTTACTATTTAGCCAATCAATGGACTAAGATTGAAAGTAATTTATATACCCAAGCCGTTTATTATGAACCAACAAGACTAGCGTCATTCTACGATTATGAATCGATGGAATATACTCCTGAAATATCGGCAGCGTTGGATATCTATGGTGAAGAGTCAACTACGGTTGACCAAAATGGTTTTATGTTACAGATTTATTCTGAATCAAAAAGAGTTAAAGGTATATTAGCCGATTTGTTTAACAACGTTTTAGATATTAATACAAACTTACCTATGTGGACAAGAAACACTTGTAAATATGGTGATAACTTTGTGTACCTAAAATTAGATGCTGAAAAAGGTATTATTGGTTGTATGCAATTACCAAATATTGAAATTGAACGTTTGGAAAGAGGTATGGCGGCAAAATCAGCAAACCTTGAAGAACCTATAGAAAATAAAGGTTTAAGGTTTAAATGGAAAGCAAAAGATATGGAGTTCAACTCTTGGGAGATTGCTCATTTCCGTTTATTAGGTGATGATAGAAAACTTCCTTATGGAACATCTATGTTAGAAAAAGCAAGACGTATTTGGAAACAATTATTATTATCCGAAGATGCTATGTTAATTTACAGAACATCAAGAGCACCTGAAAGACGTGTATTTAAAGTATTCGTTGGTAATATGGATGATAAAGATGTTGAGGCATATGTACAACGTGTTGCAAACAAATTCAAAAGAGACCAAGTTGTTGATGGTAAAACAGGTAACGTGGATATGAGATTTAATCAAATGGCTGTTGACCAAGATTATTTTATTCCTGTTCGTGACCCTGCGGCAACATCACCAATTGATACATTACCGGGAGCTCAGAACTTAGCAGAGATTGCTGATATCGAATATATTCAAAAGAAATTATTAACCGCTCTTCGTGTTCCTAAAGCGTTTTTAGGGTTTGAAGAAGTAACCGGTGATGGTAAAAATTTATCATTGATGGATATTCGTTTTGCAAGAACAATTAATAGAATACAGAAATGTATGATTGCCGAATTAAATAAAGTCGCAATCATTCATTTATTCTTATTAGGATTTGAGGATGAATTATCAAACTTTACATTAGGATTAACAAACCCATCTTCTCAAGCGGACTTATTAAAAGTTGACCTTTGGAAAGAAAAAATATTATTATACAAAGACGCTGTTACCGCGATTGAAGGTATTGCTCCGGTATCAGTATCGTGGGCTAAGAAACACGTATTAGGATTCTCTGATGATGAAATCAAATTAGATTTACAACAACAAAGAATTGAGAAAGCCGTTGGTGCTGAATTAACTAATACCGCAACAATTATCACTCATACAGGTATCTTTGATAATATTGATAAATTATACGGAAACCCTGCATCCGGAACAACAGCAGGAGCCCCTCCACCTGCTGAAGGTGGTGGAGGAGGAAGTTTTTCAAGTTTAGGTGGTGGACCTGAATTAGGTGGACCACCAGGAGGACCTGAATTAGGTGGAACACCTGAAGAGGCACCGGGAGCACCGGCACCAGCGGCACCGGCACCTGAAGAAGAAACAATTCCTGAAACATTACAACGTGATAACTTAAAAATATTGGTAGAAATAGGGTCAATGACTGAGGACGATTCATATATTGATTTATCTAGAGGAAAAAATTCTTTAGGGGAAATTGAGAAACAATTAGGAAAACTTCTAAAAGATTGATATTTATATTAAAAAACAAATTATGAAATTCGGTATATTAAAATCAAAAATAGAAAATGTGTTATTGGAATCATACAAAAACAACACATTTAAGGATGAATTAAAAACATTCAAAAAACTTGTTATTGAGAATAAAAATGTTGCAAAAATATTTTATCTTTATGATGAGTTAAATACCCCTAAAGGGTTAAACGAATCTTACAGTAATGATTATATCAATGAATGTATTAAAATTTACGAGAATACCGTAAACAAAATAAAACAATCAGATATTAATCAAATTGTTGCTTGGGTTGGAAATAAAAATGTTGAAAGTAACTATACTGATATTGATACTTTATTATCTAGCGATATATTAACTATTGAATCAAAAATTAAAAGTAGAAAAATTATTTCGGAATCTCTTAGAAAATTACCTATAACAACCACTAAAGGTATTGAATTACCATTGAGTACTATGGTAAGTGTTGCAAACAAAACTATTAAAAACTATATTGATGGATTAAATGAGTCTGATAAAAAAGAACTTATTAATCTATTGTCAGAAGATAATTCCTTACTAATTGAAAAATATATAACTCTAAAAGAAAGTGTTGTTGAGAAATTAAACAATATGA